CTGTGTTGCACTCTGAGCATATGCACCTTTACCACTTTCTTGACCTAATATCATTGTACCAATATTCATCTTACGGAATATCATTGTATCATGATAGTTGATAGCTTCTTTGAATCCTTCACCACGATGACTTGATTCAAGTACACTTATGTCATCATTCATACCTATTGTTATATTGGTTCTTCCTTCTGTTACTTCTTCAAGTTGATCTAACATTTCATCTTTAAACATTGGATTCTCAATCTTAGCCATAAGAGTTGGACCTTCATGTTTTTGTAGGAAAGTATTCCACCATTCAAGTAACTTCTGTTTCATAAACCAATTATCATATACTGCATCTAATATGGATGTACCTTCACGATTACCAAACTTCTCATCATAAGTATATACAAGACATTTAGCTGCAGGTATTTCTATTTCATCTTCACCTTCAATTGTTTGTACTATTGCATCTAGATCTCCATTATCATCATAACGGAAACAATCCTTTAATGTACTAATTGGTATTGGTCGTATACGACTTATCTTAATAAGACTACTATCTTCTTCTGGTTCCCATATAACTTCACCTACACTGTATCCATATATAATAGCAGTGTATAAGTCATTACGTATCTTACGCATAGGATACTTCATATCATCAAACATATCTTCTAATATCTCTGCTATCTCAACATCCTGTTCATCTTCACTTGCAGGTGTGATTATAAGTTTACGACTTAGAAGAAACATTCTTATAAGTTCGAACCCTGATTTAATTTGGGGATCTTCTAACATTCTTTCATAATCTTCATATTCTAACTCATCGCCTTTATATGACAGACTACTAAACATATTACCAAACGGATCTTGTCTGTTAATAGATTTACTTCGTTGTCCTGTCATTTGAGCTGGAGTTAATGTCTTTGCCTTTATACCAAGACTTGCTCTTATACGTTGCATTACTCCCATTCTATCGTCTCCTATTACGTCTATCTTTTCTATGTGTTAGTGGTTGTCTATTACGTGCACTATAATCATAGAACTTATCAGTGTTAGTATATGGGTTATTACCCATCTTTGCTAATTCAATAATCATATTTGTTGCATCTAACATATCATCATGTGTTCCATTAGGGAATCTTACAAACTCATTCTCAAACTCTCCAAGTAATGGATGTTCTAATGGTAGATACACTTTACCTTGTTCAAACATTGTGAATCCAGATATTATCTTGGTCATCTTATCTTTGAATGTTGGCATATTCTTTATAGGTATTTGTCTACGTTGTAGAATGAATTGTGGTAATGCTGCTTGATATGCATTTGTTTCAACACCAACTATCATTGGTTGATGTCTATCATATTGATTAATAACTGCATTCATTTGATCTGGACCATTGATATGTTCTCGTGTCCAATCAATAATATATATATTATTATTTGGCATAACCTTTGCTGTACAACTAACTGTATAATCTGCTGTATCTTTCATTGATATAGCAAGATCCCATCCTGTTAATGTTGTTGCTGGTGCAAAGTCTATACTTCCTGGTTCATAGTATTGTATCCAATTACGTTTCAATACTGCACCTTCTGCTGGCATTGGATTCTGTTGATACATTGCATTAAACCAATAGTCACCTAATTCTCCTTTGATTTCATTTAACTTATTGATATCGAAATGATCAGGCCATAATGCTTTACCTTCACTATCTATTGCAGGTAATCGTACTATATCCCATTCATCATTACTTTCATTTAATAACCATCCACCTAAATCATCTTCATGCCATCGTGTCTGGATTAATATGATTGCACCATCTGGTGTTAGCCTTGTGTATGCTGTGGATCTGTACCAATCCTTGGCCTTCTCTCTGTACGTAGTACTATTGGCTTGTTCAGCGTTTTTAACTGGGTCGTCAATAATAAATATTGAAGCTCCTTTACCAGTGATCGCTCCCCCGACACCCGCCGTAACCATGCCACCTCTTCTTCCTTCAATGTCCCATCTGTTTCTTGCACTACTTCCTGCACTTACATCAACTCCATAAACTTTACTGTACTCATGTAATAAATCTCTGCTCTTCTCACCAAATCCAGCGGCTTGATCTGCTTCATAACTTGTTAGGATGATACGATTATCTGGATGTGTTCCGAGATACCATGTTGTAAAATACTTGGATATTAACTCTGACTTACCATGCCTTGGGGGCATGAATACCATTAGTCTTTTACATGTACCATTTGCTACTTCTAATAGCTTTTGATTTAATATTCTTAAATGATCTGCATATACATATTTACCATCATAATCTATTGTTGCTAGATCAACAGGACTAATCAGGGGTAGGATCTGTGAACTTTCTTCTAGACTTAATCCCTGCAATAGATCCTCTAATTCCTGGGTTAAGGAGGAGTTCTCTGATTGCTTTGAGGAGTTCTGTTTTTTCTGCATCATAATCTTCACCGCTTCTATCTAATAGTTCTTGTTTCTGTTTAGCTGCTTTAAGTGATGCATCGATCTTGCCTTTGGGATCTAATAGATCTATATTGGTATTGATTCCTGCTTGTATAAGCTTATCATATAATTCTATAACACTAACCTGTTTATTAACTGCTTCTTCTAATCTTTCTTCTGATTCTATTTGTCGTTCTAAATATATATTAACTGCCTTCCCATCTACATCAAAACAGTTCTTATGGTATTTAGATATGGTGTTTCGACTAATGCCTACTCCACGATCCTTTAACCATTTACTGATTCTAGTATAAGGTATTCCTTCATGGAGCATTTGGTCTAGTTCCTTACGATATTCACATCGTATAATACTTAAAGGTACATCCATATTGCTCACTCCATTCTCATTTTTTATGAGAAATTCTTTATAATTGTTTATCTTTATAGATTTGTAACATATCTATCAGAAATCTTTATGATTGTTTATCTTCATAGATTTCTGATATATTCATGAGAAATCTTTGGGTATGATTGTTGTCATAGATTTCTAACATATTCATCACAAATCTTTGAACATAACTGTTGCCATGAATTTCTGATAGATATGTTAGAAATCTATAACCATAAACATCAACACGAATTTCTATCCAACATGACACAAATCTATCAACATAAACATCATCAAAGAATTTGTGTCATATTGACACAAATGTGCACTTGCATCATGTGCATCATTATTGTGCAGTGCATTGTGCAGTGCACTTTAAATAAAAAATAATATACTCACCTAACAAAGGCGAATATAGCTGCCATTGCTGTTACAACGACTGCTACTATACTTACCATTATCTGTACTGATTTACTACTTGGTGTATTGTCTCGTACCATATCTATCTTTTGGTTTAGTATATCTACATCATGTATGATGACTTCTCTTAAGTCTTGTATATCATTGATTATATCAGTATCATCATTATGCATTTCATCTACTTTCATCTCTAGTCGTAGAACCCTTTGGAGGGTATCGATTTTAAATGCTGTTAAGTCTCTTAATACTTCTTCTTCTGTGTACACGTTTTCACCTCCAATTTTGTTCTCCCACGGAAACCGGATTCATATTTCCGTTAGTGATCTAAAAAAATAAGGAAAGCCGATAGCGAGAATCGAACTCGCGGTTTCCAGTTTACAAGACTAGCGCCTTACCACTCGGCTATACCGGCATGCAATTTAGCGTGACAGTTTCTACATAAAACTATACACTTATTAATCTCAATATCAATAGTTTTGAGTCCATTACCATCAGTTACCATTCTACTTACTTCTTTTCTTTTATCAGATGGTACTAAATGATGAAAATCTAAACATACTGGATGATATTCACCACAAAATATACATGGATGGGTTGATTTATATTCCTGTAAATATTTAGAATTACGTTCATAAGTTCTTTTTGCTCTTACTTTAAAGTACTCTTTATCTCGTTGGTAACGTTCTTTATCATAATTTGGATTATCTTTCCATTTCATATTTTCACCTCCGATATAAAGTTGGCAGGGACTAGAAGTTCATTTGGTCTAGTCCCTAATGATGTACAATAAAATTTATTGTTCAGTCATTACATCTTCTTGGATAGGTGCATTATCTAATGCTGTTAATGCAGTTACTGTTGCTAATTCCTGATATTTATCTAATTCTTTTTGTAGCATATCTATTTGTGCTTGTTTTTCATCTATTATTTCATTGGTATCTAATATAACACCTTTAACTTCAGTTGTTGCAGCTGCTATTTCAACACGTTTATTTGCTGCTAACTGGGATAATATACCCATACCTATTGTAAACATTAATGCATATTCCATTGGTACATATTTACCTATCTCTGCTTGATAGGCTATTATAACTGGTACTGCTGCAAAAGCAATAGTAGTTAAATAATCTTTTATTTTAGCGCCTTTTAACATTTATATCTCTCCTCTGACTATAGTTCTTCATATATGTATTTTTCTTATTTCGGAAGTAATCTTTGATGGTATGGTTCATAATCCTTTCACCTTGCCTAATTCAAATGTTGATTTCCTTCCTCTCCTCTCCTTTATTTCTTTACTAAATTTATGGTGCCCACGTCTGAGTACTAATCTAAATTTAAGAAATATAGCATCATCGGATAAATCTGGGTATTCTTCCATTAGATCAAAAAGAATTTCAGCTGCCTCATGGTGTTGAGGTCTTTTTAGATTCATTATTTTTTGCATTTCTTCTTCCATTCTGGCCATGTAATAATTAGTCTTCATCCTCTCTTTCCCCTGTATAATAGTCATCTTCGTAATCATCCAACCTTAGTCCCTTTCGTTTAAAGAACTTCTCGATAGCCTTATATTGTTTTGGTAGTTTGCTCATGATTACTGTCTCCTTTATATACTATATATAAAAAATAAAAAGGGGGTTCCCTATAATTATAGGGCCTCTCATATATATGGTCCAAATAAAACCAGTTGGGTTAAGACTATCTTAGTCCTAACTCTCGTAGTTCTCTTAAGGTATCTTCATGATCATATTCTTTCTTCTTATGCATATTCTTTTTACGTCTATATTCAATCTTTGCTTCCATACTTAGACTATGATACCATAGTCTCCATGCTCTATTTCTTGCTTCTCTTTCTTCTTTAGTTATTGCTGGTATATATACACTAATATATTTTGGATTCTTTTCGAAATTTCTCATATATTCTTTACGTTCTCTACATTCATCACTACATACTTTATCTCTATTATGGTTTGGACTATATGGTTTCTTACATATAATACAGAAGCGTATCAAGGTACGTCTAGGACTATACTTGATACCATTATGAATCCCATACCTTGGTACCCTTGCCATATTATCACCTCTTTATTCTTTCATCCATGCTTCAAATTCTTCATCAGTCATATCTAAAATACTTCTACGATTCTTACGATTTTTCCTTCTAACATCAAAATTTAATGAATCATATCTTTCATATACATTCATATTATCACCTCTTAACCTACACTTGCTCTTGCATGCACAATACCACATTTAGGACATAATACTTCTCCTCTTCTTAAGTCTTTCAATTTGATATTGCATCCACATTCACAATCATTTCCACGTTCTACTACTGCTATTTCTCTTTCTTGAGCTAGTTCACCTTGATTTGCATATTTAACAGTTCTAGTAGTTTCTCTAATTTTAACATTTGGAGTTAATACAATACTAGGTTGATGCCTCCATTTCTGCATATATTCTGATGATTTAGGATCTCCTATATCTCCAGTTCTTGGACACCTACCATCTGATTTCTTATTAACTACACCTACATAGTTATGCTTATGCATATCAAATTCTGCATAGAAAGTTCTGAGTTTATCTTTAATTTCAAAGTCTACTATTCCATCTACTCTTGCAACTTCATAATTGATTTTCCTTGGTTTTGGCTGCATTATTCTATGGGTATATGGGTTAGTTCCTATATGGGTAACAGTTACTTCATAGTCTTCTTCTATAGGTAACTTGATTCTTCTTGAATCATTAGCTGCTCTAGTTGATCCATATGCTTCATCTGGAGTTTTAGCAAGGGTAGTTACATTTAATTTAACTTCACCATCCTCATCAAAATAAGTTGCTGACTTTTTGGCTTTGGTTAATGCATTTTTATATGAGTATTCGAATGCAATATTTTTATGGATACAATTTTCTATGACTTCACCTGCTATTTCTTTATCATATTGCTCATTTCTTTTAGTTAAGTATTCTTGGATTTCAATCCACATACTTTCTTCAGGAACTCCACCTACACCAACAGGTGGTAAGCTTTTCTTTTCTCTTTCAAATGCTTGATGGTTTGAACCTGGTCCTCCAGGTACTTTAGAGTCTTCTACAAATTTACTCCATTTCTTTTCCATCTCATCTAATATTTTCCTGTGATCATCTTTCATCTCGAATCACCTCTTATCTATTATGAGCTTTTTTGTGGCATGCTCTGCAGAGACTGACTATATTATTTACATCCCATGCTTTGCTTCTATCGATTCTTTGTGGTATTATATGGTGTCCTTCTACTGGGACATCGTTTCTTCCACATTCTTGGCATTGGTAGTTATCTCTTTTTCTTGCGTTGAATATTGCTACGTATACTTTGTATTCTTCTTTTTCACTTCTATCTCTTTTAACTCTCCATCTACCTCGTTCTATGAGTGATTTGAATTTACCCCAATTCATAGGAAATTCATGTTTATTTTTGCTCATTCATATCACCTCTTAATTTTCCACGCTCCGTTTTGCTCACCACACCCGGTTGCGTTAAAGAAAATAATCTTAATTCAACTGTAAGTTTTTCACGCACTTCACCCTTAGGAAGTTATTGCTACTATAACCCGTGAGGGACACTTAGTTTTATGGTTGGCTTGTGCCACGGCCCTTGGGACCTGCGCACTGCAGGCCTCCCTCTTGTGCTTCTCTATATTATAGTTGTCTTAACTAGTATATAAAGGTTTTGGTTATACCATAAAGGTGAGGCGTCCGGGTTTGACCCCGGGCTTCCAGCAGTTTAGAGACATTGTGGTAAGGTCTATATATACTTACAACTTATTCTTTTACATCTTTATTAGACTTTAATGCTTTATCCTTTTTATTCCAAGTATACCAACCTACTATATTCATAAACCAATATATTATTTGCAATATAACCTGTTGCCATACTTCACCTAAGTAAAGTTGGTAACATAATATTGCACCTCCTATCATCCATGCAGGCCAACACCAAATTATGCGTAATGAATTTAGTATTTGCCCTATTAGACAGAGGACAATAGCACCCCAAAAAATCATATCTAAAGGGCTCAATTAATCACCTCCTATACTCTACTAATTGCTTTCATATAGAAAAACATCATTGCTGCACCTAAGAAGAATGCTAGTAAAAACATTGCATGCTGCATATTAATGACCTCCTAATATAAAGGTTACACTTGCTATTAGTGCACCTACAAGTACTAATTCCATTATAGTCATTGGTATTCCTCTACCATTATTTTTACCAAGGAATCTACCTAATAGTATCAATCCAGCTAATGATGCTATTAATGATCCTACTATTGCAAATGGTCCTGGTATTATAAATAGTGGTATTAATGGAACCAATGCTCCCATGATAGTAGTTCCTCCATGAGTTATCATATCAGCTACTACTTCATGATCTATTCCACCATGCTCTGCTACTTCTCCCATATATGAACCAAAAGTATTGGTCATACCAAGTGCTAATGCTCCTCCAGCTGCTGCAATTCCAACCATTAATGGATCTAATCCCATTGCATATGCGGTTAAGCACGTACCAATGGTTGCTAAGATTCCATCAACGGTGCCTAAACCAATATATCTTTTATTAGATATTACATGCTCAACCGTTTTCATTTTATCACCTATCCGAACATTGGGTCTGCTCTTATTTCTGCTTCTATTTCTGCACGTATTCTTGCTCTTAATGCTGCTTCTTTTGATTCATGGAGTATTCTTTGACCTTCTAGTCTTTCATATACTATTTGGAGTAACTCTACATTTACTGCTGGTTCTTCTCCGATTAAGTCTTGAG